GGTAATTCTTTTGTTTTTAAATCTTTCAAAGACATACTGTTTATGAATAACAGGATCCAATTCCTTTAGAAAATTGCTAAAGGTCATCGAAGCACCACAATTGTGACACCTGAAATTGATATCTGCTTTTATATTATAAAGATACCCTCTGGTTTTACTCTTGTTTTTCTTGGAGTCACCACAAATGGGACAACGAAAGTTGTAAAGATTGGGTTTTACTTGTTTAAATTTTTCTAAGCGAGGAGAAATTAATCCGATAAACTTAGAATCAACTAGATTCATTACAAGATTTATCTTGTTTTTTCTATTATACTTGTCTCTGGTGCTGTTGTCAATATACTTCCAACTACTCTTTGTCCGACTGGAGACACGAGGACAGAAATAATAGAAAGAGCACCAAATATGCTCCACATTTTTTTCTCCATGAGTCTGAGTCTTTCATCTACCTTGCGAATATCTCTCTCACATCCTGCCTTAATCTCCGCACTCTGACGGTTGACCTCTCTATGAAGCGATTCAACTTTCTCAAATAATACTGCATCTATCCTATCCTGTTTGTCTAATTTCTCATTGTGTACAGCAAGCAACTCCCCCATCTTAGTGGAGTTGTCAGATAGTTTATCTACTACCTTCTCTAACCTTTCTAATATTGCTGCGTTTATTTCACTCATTGATCTGTCAATGCTGCCTGTCTTTTATTCCAATAGAATTTAATGACCTCATTAGGATACAGTCTCTTGACTCTGATCTTCTTATGATTTTCTGGTCTGTATATCTTTCTTAATTGAATCTTTATCTCTGCTGGTGACTTACCATACAATACGTACTGCTCTGCACCATCATAACACACTAAAAAAGGCAGGTAGTTTGACTTACCATACCTATCAGCTGCGTCTTCTTTAACTTCTTTCTTTTTGGTACCATACTTACGACGCTTGACCTTCTTCTGACCTAGCAGAGGATCAAAACCCGCAACAGGACCAGTGGCAGCAGAGGATCCAGAGAATCCACCAGTACCTACGCTCATTGTTGGGGCATCTTCGTTCATATTTCTTCCAATAAAGAAGCAACGTCATCATCTATATCGACCTCATCAAATACACCTACACCCACTTCGGGCATCCTATCCAGATATTGTAGGAAGGTCTTAATTAAGGGCCAGTATTCAGGCTCAAGTTTATACATGAGCAAGGGGATAGTGGCATCACCAAAAACATTAAACAATATTATTAAGTGATTCAGTATGAGATTCACTCGGAGGATACGTGTCTTGACATATCGTTTAAGTAACCGTTTAAGGTACTTAAACTTCTTCATATCCTCCATGAAATCATCAACGGTAACCGACTGAGGGTTATCGTAATGCTTAATAGCGAACATCAAATAGTTTTTTTCATTAAGTGATTCAAAATGCATTACAAATCATCAGTATATTAACTGCCGAATGTTAAAGTAGCAGCTCCGTTTGTTCTCTTGGTCTCAGCACCCTTGCTTGTGTTAATAACACAACGATACTTGTAACCATCTAGTGAGTCATCACCTAGAGCACTGTATGCCAGTGTTGCAGTAGTCCAGTTAGCATATGTAATGCCAGTATCTAGATCAGCAGCACTGATATTTACCCAACGAGTAGTTGCGTTTGCTGTCTGACGTTGCCACTGGTATGTAATAGTACCTGACTGATCCACTGTTGCAGCAGCAACGAATGTTCCAGCACCACTAGAAGAAGTAGAGTTTGCAGGTTGTGTACCGACTGTAATAGTCTCAAGTACATCTGCTGCGACTGTATCATCAGTAAAGTCTCCAGCATTACCAGCAGTTGCTTTCGCAGGTGCTATGTATTCTGCCTTATGACGTGTGTCACCATTGTGTGTGACGTATGTTTGGTATTGCCACCATCCAGGACCAGTAATTCCTCTTGTCTTGTTAGAAGCGATGTCTTGCTCAGTAGTATCAACGAATACTAGATCGTATGATACACTGTCACCACCTTTAACTACATACTCAGCAACTGCTTTAGGAGCAGTACGTCTGACAGCACCAGACAAAGAAGCGTCAGTGCTTCCTGCATATGCTTTATGTAATTCGATTGCGGTTGTGCTAGTTACTTCTCTAACAAGATAGTTAACGCTATTCAAGACTAGAATGTCTCCTACGTCAACACTATCAGCTGCATTCTTGGTAACAGTAGCATCACCGTTAGTGACAGCAACATTATTGCCAAACGTAGCAGCGTCTATAGTACCAAAGACTGCCATTTTTAATTCTCCGTGGACGGTTTCCTATATTTTATTTATAACCACTAAGATTCAAGCAGTGCCTTAGCGACAGCAGCAACGAGTTCATCGTCAACTTTATTTTCTGTCTTAGCTGCTGCTTTCTTTAGCAGTTTGATTACGAAATCTTTAATTACTGAATCGAGATCCTCTGGAATTCTATCAACAGCCTTATTAATGATGCTGATAGCAATAGGCATTAAAAAGTTAATCATGATTAACTAGAGTAAAGGTACTCTATATATACGATCACTTAGGATCAGCGATGTCAATCATATACTTACTGTCATGCTCCTGTGTTAATTGGAGTAGACGCTGACGCATACGCTCTGAGATTTCTTTCTTTGCTTCGCTGTCATCTATTTCAGACTTCTTAACCTCTACTTCTTCAGTTGGATTCTGAGGTTCACACTCTGTGCCCTTAGGCTCAGATGACTTTGCTCGTTTGGTACGAGTCTCTTTAAATGCTTGTGCTGCCTTCTCTTTAATGTCTTGAAGACTGCTTTTAATTTTTGATGAATACAATTCGGACATTAGATCCTCCTTCTTTGGGTTAACTGTCACGTTACCCTTCTTTTTGGTTTTGAGATAGCTATCCTGTGCGGACTTACCATTCTGGTTTACTTCATTAATCATGAGTCAAGCTCCGAAATGTACTCGAGCTCTGCCTCGGTGAATACACCAGTGTCTCTCAACTTGGTGACCCACTCTCGCTCTTCCTTCTTGGTCTTCTTCACTTCATGCTTCTCATAACCTTTACCATCGCCATCGTCATCCCACCAACGCTTTACCTTGCCCTTTGTTTTCTTAGACTCAGTAAGCATCTGTTGATGTAGTTCTTCGATGTCAATACCTATTACTTGTTCGTTTGCTGTTTGTAACCCCATATCTTCTGGTGCTTTGGCAGTCTTCTCACCCTTTTTACCTACGATGATGTACCTACCGTCATTTTTCTTACCAGTGATTACGAAAGAGTCATTACCATGACGGACAACACGACCAATGTTACGATCCTTGTCGTGCTCTCTCTTCTTCTTGTCGATGTGATCTCTTTCAACAGGAAATCCAGCATAGCCTTCTACAATTGGCTCCCAAGTATTTAAAACTTCTACGACCTTATCCATGCCCTTCTTGAGTCTCTCGGTTGGCATGGTTGTGCCATTCTCCAAAGACTTAAGGATCCTTGTCTGCTCATCTAATGAATACTCCATCAGTGCAGTTGATACTAGCATTTCTAATGTCATTTCTCTATCCTAAAAGAAAGGTTTAAGTTTCTACTTGATTATTTAGGTGCGACTGCTTTTCCACGAATCTCAGCGTTAAAGTCGCTAAACTTCTTGACTCCTTGACCAGGTGTCATATCTTGAAGTGCTATTCTATATGTATCAGTACCGATTTTCCAATCGTTACCACTACCATCGTCTGCTGAGTAGTTTGATTGATCTTTAGAGGTATCTGCAGCCTTCTTTTGGACATCACTTAATTGTCCACCGTCATCCTCTGTGACCTCAGTTACATGTCTTAACCAAGCACGTAACTCAATGTTTCTATCGTCTTTCATAATAATATAATTGGTACCACGATGTACTACATGTCCTCTAAGACCTGTGTCATCATGCTCTACTAATGCTCCTACCTTAAAGATCTGGTTAAGCATATAGAAATCTCTGAATGAATCGTAGTCTAGTTTAGGTGCGTATTCCCAGACAGATTCCTTCTTCATCTTATCCTTAGTCTTCTTAGTCTTATTAGACTTAGGAGGAGGTGTCATACCTTTGATAACATCCTGCATCAAGACTTTACTGTGCTTCTTACTGGTACCTTTAGGTAAACCTGCATGGAATGAGTCATGGTCATCCTTAGAAGCATGATCTCTCTGCTTAGATGCACTTAAATTTTCGATTGGATCTTCAGAATTTGGATCTCTAGCACCAGCAGACTTGATATTAATACTCTTGAAATCATAATGGATTCCATTGTATTTGCTAGTGAGTTTCTCAAATTCTTTGACACGATCATCACCTACTACCATAGTTACATGCTCTTTACCCTCGTCATTTATATCTCTGAGGATATCAAACACGTTACGTTGACCTTCATTGTTTTGTATTGCGTCCTTATGTCCTTTGAACATCTTACGCATGTGATCAACCTTTTGTTGAGCACTTAGTGGGTTCTTTTTATGATCCTGTGACCTCGAAGGATAGATCCTATAGTTGCCAGAGTCTCCTCCATGTGCCTTAACAGCATCAAGGAGTTTTCCATGTCCAGCATGAGGAGGATTGAAACGACCAAAAGTAATTGCAACATGATTGTCTGCCTCTTGTGCTTCTTTCTTCTTTTCAGCAGGGGTTTTACCCTTGCTTGCAGTAGCTTCTCTTAGGAATTGTGTAAAATTCATTAACCCCAGTCCTTTGCAACAGTGAAGTTAGCCCTAGAAAACTCTAGTCTATCAACAAGTTTGAGTGCAGCACCTTCTTTGATTGCTACGAATCCTTCTGGAGCCGTTGCTCGGTAACCACCCTCGTCTTCGATGAAGGTACCAACACCTTCTATCTTATTAAGTTTACTAATGATGAGAACCTTAGCATCCATCAGGTTTTTGAAACCATCTAGTGCTGAGAACATCACAGATTTATTAGTATTTAGGTATTTAAGACTCTTGTCTTTCCTTTCTTCCCACATCTTCTTTGCTTTAGCAGTCTTCTTCTTAGCAATCTCCTTCTGATATCTATCCTCTACGAAGATAGAGAAACCCTTTGCCATAGATGCAGAGGTAGTTGGTATCTTACCCCCTTTAATGACTTGGTTAAAGTAGATCTTGAAGAGTGCATTG